GCTTCCTCTCTTCTTATTGCCTCGATCATTTCACCTGCAGTAGGCCATGTAGGAAAGTCATGACCCATATGTGCTTCTGCCTTTGGTGCAAAATATCCTGCTCCAATAAAAGCAACTGCTATAGATCCCAATAGACCTATAGCAGCAACTACCTTCTCATTTGCTCTAACTCTTTCAGTGAGCTCCTTCTGTTTCTCCAGTAATCTCTCCACTTGAGATTCCAAAACTGCTATCTTCACTTCGTTGCTCATTAGGATACCATGTATCATACATGAATATGTAGTAAATTACAACCCCTACACCAATAAGAAGAATAGCAAGCATGATGTTTATTGACCAGACTACTTCGCTCAATCTCTTTGCCTCCAGTCATCTGATCGTTCTTGATGAAACCAATCCACAACATCTTGTGGATCTCCGAAACCCCTACGGTGATGAGTTGGATCGGGGTCTCCTATATTCAACTCATTCAGAAAAGACTCGTCAGGATTTGTTGCCATCCTTCTTGCTGTGTTTAACATACCTCTAGCAGCAGTATTTGCTTTTGCTAGTTTGTTTGCCCAGATCATATCATCTAGACTAACCTCTGTTCCTGAAGCAATATCTTTACATATCGCTTCAAGTCTCAACCGATATTGAGTAGAAAGCATAAATTATCCTTATAATTATGATTATTTAACGTGGACCACACCCTTCATACCAGCACCAGCATGAGGTTCACATTGGAACTCATAGTCACCTGCTCGGTGAAGGTAACTGGGAACTGTTCTCCACTCATGAATGCTAAGTCTGGATGACTTAACTCTTCATGCTCTAAGAAGACTATGTTATGTGGTGGTAGGTCTCCATTAACAAAGGTGACTGTATCTCCTGCGGAGACCGTCACCTCGTTTGGTTCAAAGACTAAGTTGCCTCCTGAACCCATCTGAATCTCAGCAGCGTATGCTTGTGCTGCTAATGTCATTGATAAAAATAATGATGTCATCATTATTGTAAGTCTACTCATCCACCACATAATTTCGTGTTTTAAATTGTTTTTCATATTTAGTGTCCCATTGGGATACCTGCAGCCATCATTCGAGATATATTATTAACCTCTTCACTTGTGCAGTAGTCAATAAAATGAGGATGCTCCTGTAGATAGGGAACATCCTCTTTGCTATGCTGTATTGCTTCGTATGCATCTGTTGCATACTCACAAATTTCTAAATGATGATGTTGTAAGTCGTGATAACCGACTGTGTAATGCTTTTGTTGCGTTAGGGGCATGATCTGTTCAATCCCATACTGCATATATTTATAGCATGGATTGAGTAATTGTGCCTAGTTCAGTGTGGACTTCCTAACCTGGTGTGGAGTTACTAACCTCTTCTTCAAAGAACACACGATCACCATAACCAATCATTAACTTCTTCCAAGAACCACTCTCTAACTCTTGATATATTTCCAAGATAGATTCCTTTTCATTATTAGTAGTCCACTTTCTGGCCCACCATTCATTATCTTGATCATATCTATATCCTTCATCCGCTATAGTTCGGAGAAAGAATTGTTTCCTTTCATACTCTTCCATCTTACGATTGTACTCCTCATCAACAAAGAACTTTTTTAACCATCCCTCAAACTTATCTTGCCAATGGGTCATAATAGTATTGCACCAATTACAAATCCTTTAGCAAAGGCAAGACAGAGCATTTGATAATCAGTCAAGTTAAACTTGTCCTGTATCTTCTTTGCCCATTTCTTATCCAACTCTTTTACATTGTGTACAAACCCTTTCACTTTAGTGAATAGGAATGTTGAAGAATCTTTTGTCATTATTCTACAGAATTTTCATAGTTAAGGATAACATCAGCACATAAGAAACTCATTGGTGACTCTGGATGGAATTCAATTCCAACTCTTTTTAATTCACCACAGTTCCGAAGTCTGGCTATATCATAATCCAATTGTCTATTCAATAGCATTTGTTTTTTCATTGCCCTGTCTGGTCCTTGACCAACACCAACAAGTGAAAGTCCTGCTACGACTGCAGTTGCTATAGCAATAACATTAACTGTTGTTTGATTTAAATACTTCATTAATACAAATTCTCCTCTTGTTCTGTTAATAAAACTAGATCTGATTCTGGATATGCAACACAAGTAAGAACATATCCTTCTTCAAGTTGATCATCATCTAGGAAAGATTGATCTTCTTGATTGACTTCACCCTCTACAATTTTCATTGCACAAGATGAACATGCTCCTGCACGACAAGAAGAAGGATGATCTAAACCACCTTCTTCTAATGCTTCTAATATATATTGATCTGAATCACAATCAACTACGTTCTCTGTTCCATCGGGTGAGCGAAGTGTAATAGAATATGACATTTTAGAATATTTGAAACCGTAGTATATATTAAATTATACGGTTGGTGGTTTCTTATCTTTCTTGGGATCAAGACTTTCAGGAATGTCTGCTGCAATAATCTTCAACGGTAGTTGTTGAATCTTAATTGTCTGGACTGTTCCACCACTTCCACCATTGCCATCACCATTGCCATTGCCATTACCATTGCCATTCATCTTCATAGTACCATCACCCTTCTTGGATGCGGTTTGAATTCCGAAGCTGGCCAGAACCCCTGTAAAAACTGAGGCTATAAATGTCGGATCTATTTTCTGTTGTGGTATACCTGGTATGGAAACGTAATTTAAAGTTAAGATAGCCCCAGACCAGCCAAGCACAGTAATTCTGACAGCCGTACTGATGATTGCTGCTTGCTCGTCAGCATCTGGGAGAAGAGCATCCTTTGCTTTAGCAAAAAGACCTTTCTTCTTTTCTTCTTCTTTGATGTCTTCCTTAACATCGCTGCGAACTTCAGCCATAAAAAATAAGGTAACTATGTTATATAGTCACCTTTATTTTTTTATTAAAACTGAATTGGAGCAACAGGTGCAGCAGCTTGAGGTGTGTCAGTAGGAGTAGCAAGGTCAGGAGCACCTACAGGTAGGTCACCACCAAGTCCTCCAGCAGCACCACCAAGAGCACCAAGTCCAGCACCACCACCTATTATTGAACCAAGTGCCTTCTCTTTAACGTCTTCTATGATGGCCTCTCTGTTAACAAAAACGTAACCAACAGTGCCAACAACGGCAAGAGATACAACGCTAGACGCAACAGCAAGTACATTTACAATTTTTTGCATTGTCTTTAAATAAGTATTTTATTTATATCTTTCACCAGTATAGTATGCTTTGAAATAATTTGCAAGCCCATTAGTAGTATATTGTTTCTCGCACCACTCATTAGCACATTCATATATTGCTGTTGCAGGAGATGTAGAACCAAAGTTTGCCATCAATAACCTTAAAGAGTTCTGTCTCAGTTTTAATTTCTCTTCTGTCAATGTATCCTTCAACTTCTCAAACGAAGGATCTGCTTCACCAAAAGATTTTATAGTACTCTTGTCGTAGTTGGTGTTGTTTGACATTTTTTGATTATTTATTGTGTAGTGGTTTCCTATCGCCCCCAAATCTGAAACCACCAAAGGGATCTGGAGCAGTCATAGGTAGCGAAAACTTACGACTCATATATTATAGCATAAAAAAAGACCCCCTGCAAGCAGGAGGTCTCGATCCATCTCGAACTATCAGTTATTTAGAAACTGAACTTAGCACCAACTTTTCCAGAGAAGTCGTTGTCATCTGAAGGAGTTGTCTGTCCATAGACTTCACCATAAAGAGAAACGCTCTCAGAGATTCCATAAGAACCACCAAGGTATCCAGCGATTTCTACATCACCGAAGTCATCAGCAGACTCAGTATGAGGAACTGTAGGGCCTACAGAAGCGTACCAGTCAAGACCGCCTTCAGTTGAACCTTCGTATCCAACTTGAAGTTCTAGATTACCAGAAGTGTAATCTCCATCAGGATATGAGCCATTCGCTTCTACGTTCACGTATGGGCCAGCAAATGCTGCACCAGCGAAGAGGAATGGAGATGCTGCTACTGCAGCGATTGTTGACTTAATAGACATGATTGTTTATTATTATCTCGCAAGGGCATAAAAAATCCCTGCGGATGATAGTTTCCCCGACATGGGGAACCGTTTACATCTACGCAGGGTTACGATTCTTTCGAGTCCTTTGTATGATACTATTTAGTATAACATGAACTTATGTAAATGTCAAACGTTCGGTTTCCACACTAATAATCAAACTCATCCAAAACATCTAAAGCATTATTCAATGCACGTTGTGCTGCCCAACGTTCCTTATCATCCCATTCAGGATACCATACCTTATCGTCAATTCCCTTCTTTATATGAAGAAGACGTGATTTCATATCTACTTTTTTTAATCTTCCGTTCATGTAAGTTCTATACCTCGAATCAGGCCAAGGACAACTAGCATACTTTCTAGGAAAAAGCATTATAATTCTTTTCTTTTATTTAACCATAAAATAAAAAAAATATCAACTAAATGTGTAATATTGCTAACACTTATTCGTCCATTGCATAAAGCATAGTCATTACTATAGCAGCAGATACAACAGTACCTCCACAAAAAAGTATGACCATTTGCATTATATCCATTATATTAACCCTAATGATCCTGCTGTTACACCCACTGCTACAAAAAATCCAAACTCCAAAAGACCGTGAGCACCTGCAGGAGTGTTTATTAATAGATTATTGAAGAACGAAAGATCCAACATTGGTATATGTGAAAACTGCTAAAGTTGCTGCAAATAAAATGAATGGCATAGTTATGCTCCTGAAGGTACTGCAATTGGTTGTGTAATTCTTATTCCTTTTCCACCATCCTGATCATCATCGTCATCATTGATTGCTCTTAAAATAAGTTCAACCAATACTAAAGCAGCCATGGGATAGAAAACCCAGAGGACTGCTACTAGTGGTGAAATTGTATCTGTTGCGGCTGATAAGTCGCCCATTGTTTTTGTTCGCTGATAAAGTTACGAGTAATTATTTAGTTATGTAAAGTATTTAAAGTGAGTATATGCACCTACGATTGCCCAGAAAGCAACCATTGCAAACCTACCGTTGGCTCTTTGCCAAATTGCTACGATAGACATCTTAAAATACTCCTGGAATAATTTGACCTGTAAATGCATAAGCACCTAGTGCTGCTACTATGCCGATCATGGCCATCCAGCCATTAAACTTTTCTGCTTCTGGTGTCATTGATTTTCTCCTTTTTGGATTGAGGGTTAAAAGTGACTCGCTGTGCGAGTGGTGTAAAGACCTTTTGATATCAAAAGATGCCTGGCATAACTGCACCAAACAAGATGTAGTTATGGATTGCTGCAAAGAAACCAATCATCGCAAGGCGACCATTAGTTAGTTCAGCATTCTCCCAGTATCCTTGATAGTTCTCAACGTACTGCATAGGTGGTTCAGAAGCAAACATGTTCTGCTTACCATATTCAGTAGTTGTGTACTTCTTCATACTGTTTGTTGAAGTTGTCATTCGTTCATTAAGAAACGTAACATAATTATATAGTAAATATTAAATCTTGTAAAGTATCTTAACAATAGGAAAACCGAACAAAATTAAAGGGGTCTTATGACCCCTATAATGTTAACTTATATTACTCACCTATTCGCTGTACGGCATCCCGTGCTTTCTGTAGTATGTCACCTCTTAAAGGAACATAACCTAAAGTAGATGCCTTCTCTTGATACTCAGTAGTGAGTAACTTTGATAGAGTTGTCTTTATGGCTTCAGTCTTGCCACCATTACCAGTTTCATAAGCAAGTACCCATGTAAGCGTAGCAATGGGGTAAGCACCTTCTGCTGCAGGGTTAGGGTCTGTCCCTGCGAGGTTCTCATCGAGTGCAATACCATTGAGTGCCAAAGCACCCGACTCAACTGATGGTGTAACAAAGTCACCATTCTTATTCTGTAATTCAGCAGCTCTAATTTCACCTTTAACATAAGATTGATTTACATATCCAATAGAACCTGGTGTAGTTCTGATATTACCAGCAACACCAGCATTACCTTTGTTACCTATACCAACTGGCCAAGGAATGGATTTACCTACACCTAGTTTCCACTTCTTACTGAATGCTTGCATAGAGTTTGAAAATGCAGCAGTCGTACCAGAACCATCGGAACGATACACCCAAGTCATTTTCTGATCATCACATCCAACTTGATTCCAATTGTTTATCTCACCAATAGCAACCTGTACTGCTTGCTCTTGTGTAAGTTTGAGATCACAACCAGGCATATTATAACCAAAGGCAATAGTACCTCCAGTCATAGGTATCTGGACTAATCCTCTTTTTGATCTAGCAATATCACTTGCTTTCATTGGGTCATCGGATGCTCCGAAGTCCACTGTCTCATCAAGGAATGCTTTTCTACCTGAACCACTACCAACTGCTTGGTAGTTTACTCTGTTACCTCCTGACTTTGCGTAATCAGAGAACCATCTTTGATATACCTTAGATGGAAAAGAAGCACCTGCTCCACTAAGTCTAGTCCGTGCCTCGGCACAACCAGGTATTAGAGTAGCAAGTGCTGCTAATGCGATAATCCGTTTCATACAAAACTGCAATAACCTGAAAGTATGTATCTATCCAACCCTTTCCTACAAGGAGAACCTCTATGATGATGGGTAAAATATGCT